CTGTCTACGAAAAATTCAACCGTGCCATCCATGTAGCCCGCTCACGCATCTATTTCGAACCAAAGCTGACCCTAGGCGTCGGGATAGATATTTCCATGAACACCCTCAATCCGGCCGTCGTGTTCGGGCAGGCGCGGGGCGCACGTATTGCGGCTATTGACGAGCTTTATCTAGGTCATGGCGTCGGCGCCGCGCGTATGGGGGAAGCCCTCGACCGGAAGATCCGCGAGGACTACGCCGGCGCGACGAAGATCCGGATATGGTGTGACCCCGCCGCCGAGTACGGCGCCGACAAGGAGGGCGGTCAGCTGACCGCTATGGAGACGATCGCCATGATCCTTGGTTTGCCGATCCTCATTCCGGGTAATGGATCAAACGAGCTCGGCATGCGCCTGGACGCCGTCAAGACGGAACTGCGCGGCTATCACGAACCGAACAGTGAACTGCAGATCTGCCCGGAAAAGTGCCCTCTTCTCCTCGAGGGCTTCGACGGAAAGTACCGATACAAGAGGCGCAAGGAAACAGCGTCGACGGAATTCGAGGAACAGCCCGAGAAAACCCACCCTTGGGCTGACCTTCAGGACGCCTTGCAGTATCTCGTTATTGGCTTTCGCGGCCGTGCTGGCGTCATTCGTGGCGCCGCCGATCGGCAGCAAGGTGATCGCTCGGCGCGTGCTCCCCGTTCTTCGAGCTCTCCGTGGGGTCGGGGTGGCTTTGACCCGCACAAGGTGGGCACAAGATGACATATCGCATCGAAAGCCCCGCCACCCTTTTCGATATGGCCGAACTCTCCGGTGCGAATAGTCTGGTCGGCTGGGCAGTCGCTCGGGAAATGTGGTCCGGGGGCGAGACATTCGCAATGCGATATGGCGACGAGCTCCTCGGCCTGTTTGGTCTTTACCCCACTGAAACCGGCGCTGAAGCCTGGTTCAACATCAAGAAAAACGCCGCCCCTCATATGCTGCGGCTCATCCGGGATATTCGGTTGACCTTAGCTTCCCGCTCTTACCCTGAGATCGTGGTGATCTGCACCACGGATGCCGGCCGTCGCATTGCGATCGCCAGCGGCTTTCATCTGTTCGAAAGTGACGGGGAAATCACACATGGGAAATTTGTTGGGCGGGGGCAGCAAGGAAGCTGCAAACCTGCAGAAACAGGAAGCAGCATCGCAGCAGCGGCGAACCCTTGCAGATCTCGCCAGGCAACAGGCTGAAGTCGATCAGGCGACATCCGGCAAAACTGGGCGCAAAACCGGAAGCCGCATGCTCGCCTTCATGAACGAAAGCTTTCTGTCGGGTAGCGGAAACGACAAGTTCGGGCAGGCCTGATGTTCGAGGTCGACAAGCTCAAGGCCCGCCGCAACTCGGCAAGAAAAGAACGCGATGCTTTCCAGCCGTTGATGGACGAGGCGTATCAGTACGCCATTCCTTTCAGAAAATCGACGCGTAACACCGGCCAGGGCGAAAAGCGCGTCGACCAGGTCTTTGATCATACGGCCATCGACAGCGCGTTCCGTTTTGCTGGCAAAGTGCAGCAGGACTTTTGGCCGGCGGGGCAAGAAAACTTCGAAATTGAGCCGGGCCCGCTGGTAATGGACACCAAAGAGCGGGAAACATTCGCGGGCCAGCTTGCGCCCGTGAGTAAAGTTGCCCAGGCATTCTTTGAGGATGGCGACTGGGACATGGCGTTCCATGAAATGGCCCTCGACCTTTCGGCCGGGACCGGCGCCATTCTCATGAACCCGACCGATGAACCAGAGCTCCTTTGGGAGCCCATCTCGGTCCCGATCGAAGAGCTTTTGATCGAACAGGGGCCAAACAATAAGATCGCCGCCATTTTCTGGGACCGGAAAATGTCTGTTCGCGTCCTTGTCGACACGTGGCCGGAGGGCAAATTCAGCAAGGACATTATGGAGCTCTTCCGGTCAAAACCTGAGAGCGAGCTCGAAGTCCACGTCGACACCGTCTATGACCGGAAAAAACGCCGCTGGCATATGCTCGTCTGGTGCAACAAGCAAGACACCATCATCTTTTCCAGCCAATCGCGGACCTGCCCCTGGCTTGTCCCGCGCTATTTCCGCGTACCTGGTGAAACGTATGGCCGTGGCCCGGTCATGCTCGCCATGCCGTCCATCAAAACAGTCAACACGACCGCTAGGTTACAGCTGCAGGCCGCAGCGATCGCGATGCTGGGCATCTACACCGCGGTCGACGATGGCGTATTTAATCCGGATCTTGCTTCATTGGCGCCAGGTGCGTTCTGGAAAGTCGCGCGCAATGGCGGCAGCTTGGGCCCGTCCGTCCAGCGCTTCCCGGATCCTCGCATAGATCTCGGCAATCTCGTGCTCAACGACATGCGCATGGGTATCAAGGCCACGATGATGGATCAGTCGTTGCCAGCCGACGGCGCGGCGGTCCGCTCGGCAACCGAGATCCTCGAGCGCGTAAAACGCCTGGCGTCCGATCACCTTGGGGCCTATGGCCGTCTTATCAAGGAAGTAACAATCCCTGCTGTCAAGCGCGTGCTCGAGCTTGCCTACAATCGCGGCCTGATCGCCAACGAAATTCCGATTGATCAGTTGATCACAAGGGTCCGCATCAAGTCGCCGCTGTCGATCGCCCGCGAGGCCCAGAGGATCGAGAAGATTATCCAGTGGCTTCAGATGGTCCTCATGATCCTGCAGGACCGCGCCGGCCGCGTGGCCCGCCTCGAGGAAGCCCTTTCCGATATCGGCCGCCAATTGGGCGTGCCGCCCGAGTACATCGTCACCAATGAGCAGCGCGAGGCGATGGACAAAGCAGAACAGGAACAGGCACAAGCCGCCATGGCACTGCAGGCGGCCGCCGCAACGGCTGGAGCGACGTGACATGCAGCCAAACTCTCTACAGGACATCATTTCGTCAGCGGCGAAGGGAGGTTGGGACTGGTTCGAAAGTGCCGATCCCGAAGTGAAAAAGGCGCTCGAGGTCAAGCAGGCCAAGGATAGCGAAGATCAGAAAACGATCGCTCGCGCCTGGGCCCGTTTTGCCCGGAGCCCTGACGGAAAGCGCGCTCTCGAATTGCTGTTCGATACGACGCTGAGACGGACCGTGTTTTTCGCCTCTCTCGGCCTCGAGCCAATGTCGATGGCGGTATTTGGCGCATTTCGCGAGGGGCAGAACTCCCTCGCCCATGAGATTGCCCGGCAGATTGGCCTGGGCAATGCAGAGGCGGTCAAGCCTCGTGACATCTGAAAGGACGGCGTGACATGTACGAAATCTATGCTCGGCGCTGGCAGCGCCTTTTCAATTCTGAAGGTGGCGGCGGCGGTGGCGGCGGGAACGAAGGCGGTAACGGCGGCGGGGGCTGGACCGCACCACAAGGACTGCCAACCGAATTCGCAGGCGCCTCGGCCGATGAAGCACTTGGCAAGCTCCTGGGCGGATATACGGATCTTAACACCCGCTTTGGCGGTATGCGAGAAAAGCTCTCGAAGATGCCGGCCGCCCCGGAAAATCCGGACATGTATACCTTCGAGCCTGGCGACAATCTCAAGCCGTTCTTCGGTGATCTCAGCAAAGATCCGGCTTTTACATCGGCACGCACAGCCGCCCACAAGCATGGCCTCAGCCAGGAACAATTCGCCGGCTTTATTTCGGACGTTTATTCGCCGCTCGTCGAACAGGGCGTGCTTTCTGCACCTTTCGACCCTGCCGGCGAACTGAAGACATTTTCGAGCGCCACCGGTCTCGACGTCAAGGGAACGCAAGAGGCTCTGGTCGCAAACGAGACTTTCGCCAAAGGGCTTTCAGCCCAGCTGAAGGATGTGCCGGAAGCGCTGAAGAACGACGTCAACGGTATGTTGATGGCATTGACGGATACGGCGGCCGGCAACGTGCTTCTCCGTGCGCTGTCTGGCCGACTGGGCGAAAACGGTATTCGTATCAGTGGCGACGGCGGGCAGCAGGGAGCCCTGACGGCCGACGATCTCAAAAAGCTTGATGCTGACCCCCGGATCGACCCGCGCAATCGCGATCACAAGGATCCGAACCAGCGGTTCGATGAGAACCTTCGTAAACAGTATGACGAGGCGTATGCACGCCTCTATCCCGGTCGGTAAAAGTTGACCGGACGCCCGCCCGCTTATCGTCAAGATCAGCACAGGGCGGACCCGCGACGCCTGCGGCCTCTCCGGCGCTGACCGGACCCGCAGGCTTTCGTGGCCTCTCCATCCCCGGTGTTTCCCCAACATCATCGGAGAGCTCGTCATATGACGCAGAATTCACCCAACTGGAACACCACCCAGTACGCCAACCGGGCGATGCACATCTACCAGACGAAGGGCAACCGCCTGCGCCCGACTGTCACCCAGGCAATGCGCATTGAGAACAACGAAAAGGGCATCTTCTGGCTTGCCGGCAAATCCAAGGCCAAGAAGATCGAGCGCCGGGAACGCAACCAGCCTTCGAATGCCGAACGCAAGAAGGTCGAGGTTACGCTCGCCACCTGGAAGGCCTTTGACGTCATCGAGGAATACGACGTCGACCGCATGAGCGTCGATGAGAAGGAAGTTGTCTACGAGAGCGGCGCCAACGCGCTCGGCCGGGCAACCGATATCGAAATTTATCAGCAGATGGCAACTGCTGTGCCCAACGTTCCCGTCGCGTTGGACTTCTCCGCCGGCGCATTCAGTGCAGCAAATGCGATGATGCTGTGCTCGCAGCTGCAGAACGACAAGGTTCCGTGGGACGGGAACGTGTACTGCGGCCTGCCCTCCCTGCAGTGGAACCAGCTGTTGGCCAACAAGGTCGTCAACTCTGCCGACCATGTCGGACCGGATTTGCCCTTTGTGAAAGCGACCGACACCCGCTTTTGGAACGGCGTCAACTGGTTCCTCTTCGTCGAAGAAGACCCGCTGGATCTCTACCCGGTTCCCGGCGCCAACAAACAGGATCTGTTCATCTGGCACAAGTCGGCGATGGGTTGGGCGAACAACACCGATCTCAGCGTTATCACCGACTGGGATAACTACGAGAACTGGTGGACCGTCAACATGACCAGCAAGGGCGCCGCTTCGCCCATGCAGGAGGGTAAGGGCATCAAGCGCTTTACCACGTCCAGCAACTCCGCGATCACGATCGTCTGATGCTGACGGCGGCGTTCGCGCCGCCTTCGTCCTTGTTTATTTCCAGCGAAGGAAAACCACCATGGCTTTCGACAAGAAAGGTTTCCGGACGACCGATTTCATGTTCAATCCGTCCGGCGCCGCCGGCGCAAATCTCGGTGTCCACAAGTATGTGACCAATGACGACCGCGCAGCCGTCGAAACGGCGGGCTACTTCAATGCACTCGCCAAGCTCCTGAAGGTCGGCGACCATATCGACATGACGCTCGATCTCGACGGCGCTGTCGCGCGGCGAAATTACATCGTCACCGCCAATACGGGCGCCGTCGTCACCATCGCCGCCCAGAACATCGCAGCTTAATGTTCTGATGCAGCCCTGCCCTCGTCGGTTCACGCCCCGGCGAGGGTTTGGCATTTGAGGATTTGCCCATGGCCCTGCTGACCCCCCTTGATATCATCAACACCTCATGCGCCCGGATCGGGGAAGAACCCGTTCAGAGCCTTACGGAAGATCTGGGCGGCGGCCAGAGTGCATCGCTGATCTATGAAGAAACCGTGGATTTCAATCTGGGCCTTCAACCGTCCGGTTTTGCATTCGCGCGTGAGGTGCGCCAGCTTTCCCGCTTGACGGACGCCACGCCGCTTACCGGTTTCAAGAATGCCTTCGAAATCCCGCAACCACACACCGGGCTCCCTGTATTCTTTTCCGATGACGTCACTGATCCCGATCGCCGGTTCACTCGATTTATTCTGACCAACGGCCAGGTGCATTCCGACGCTGATCCCCTCTTCGCGATGGTGAAGTTTCGCCCAGATCCGCATCGCTGGACAGGCACATTCAAAACGGCCACGATTACGGCACTTGCGGGCAAGCTCGCCTTTGCGATCGCATCTAATCGTAACGCGATGTCAGATTTTCTGACAGAAGCCTATGGCACGCCCTCAGAAGGGTTTCGAGGCGGCCAGATGCGCGCCGCTTTGTCTGAAGATGGCTTTGCCAACCCGCCGCGGCGGATCCAGACCCAGTATAACCCTCTCGAACAAGCCTGGAGGTCCTGATGGTTTCCAGCCCCGGACGCATGCAATCGGCATTCACCGCCGGCGAGCTCGCGGATATCCTCGAGGAGCGTACCACCCTCAAATATTTCTCGACGGGTCTTAAACATGCCGAGAACATCGTCGTGGCGCCGCAAGGTGGGTTTCGTCTTCGGGACGGCCTGCGCCTGATCGGTGATCTTCCCGCCAACGCGTCCCGCCTCATTCCATTCGATGCGTCGATCGGCACTTCTTTTGATCTGGTGTTGGCAGGGGACACTTGCCAGATCTGGAATGCGACGGCGATTTCCGCGGCGATCACACTGCCTGGCGTGGGCGTTTTTGCTAACGACCTCACGTTCGCTCAGCGGCTGGACACTCTTCTTCTGTTTCATAACGAGCTGAAGTCGAAGCGTGTCAGATACACACAATCTGGTTGGCTCGTTGATGACCTCCCTTACGAGGAACTGCCGAACTACGACTATGGCGAAGCCTACACCAACGGTGTGCCGGCAGCCTGGCGGCTGGAGTTCGTCGGCCTGGTCAGCGGCACCACTATCTTCGTGCTGACCGTTTCTGGCATTGAAACACAGTCAATCCCTTACAGCAGCGACATGGCAACACTTGCTGCCGCTATCAATGCGGCAATCGCAGATCTCCCAAATGTCTCACCCGGGTTTCATGTCGGTGCACCCGAGACGGACAAAATCCTCATCACCTTCTCCGGAAGCGGCAATGAGGGCGACGGATGGGCCGTCTCGGGGCGCATCGTCAACAAATCCGATGCTGCGGTACTTTCTGTCAGGCAAACTGCCGGCGTATCACCAGGTGAACCGGTGATATCTGGCGCCCGGGGCTGGCCTCAGTGCGGGTGTTTCTACCAGCAGCGTCTCATCGTAGGCGGTTTCCGGTCACTGCCCAACGCCTGGATGGCATCACGGCAGGCTGATTATTTTAACTACGACAACCGCTTTACCGAGGCGAGCGGACCTTTCCTCGTCCCAATGGACATTGCCGGCGGCGAGCGCATTGAAGCCGTTGTTTCGTCCCTCAACCTGCAGATCTTCACGACACAGGCCGAATACTGGATCGCCGAACGGGCGCTTTCGAAAACCGAAGCGCCGAACCATGTGCAGGCATCACGCAACGGCATCAAGCGCGGTGTACCAGTCGCGGAAAACGAAGGCGCATCCCTATGGTGCCACAGCAACGGTTCAACGCTGGGAGAGTTGCGATACACTGACCAGGAAGGAAACTATATCGCCACAAATATTTCCCTTCTTGCGCCACACCTGTTGCAGGACGTCTCCGACATGGCGGTGCGCCGGGCCACGGCCTCAATGGACGGCAATGACGGCTGTATCCTCCTCGAGGACGGCAATGCCCGCCTCGTGACCCTTCTTCGTGAGCAGGAAGTTACCGCCTTCGCCAGGATGACGGCGGACGGCAATTTCAAAGCCGTCTCGCGGAACGGCCGCAACGAGCTTTCTTTCATCATGGATCATGGCGGACAACGCACCCTCGAGAGGATGGAGAACGGTTTGCTTCTCGACGAAGCAATTGATTTCACTTTCGGTTCACCCACGTCCGCGATCTCTGGCTTGACCAGGTTCAACGGACGCGAGGTATGGGCGATCGGCGATCGTAATGTCTTCGGTCCTTTCACCGTCGCTGCAGGCGGGATTGTTTTGCCCATTGCTGTTTCCGTCGTCACAGTGGGCACCTGGCGGCCGCCCGTGGTATCAACGCTACCGCCCCCGCGTGAGGTTGGTCCGAATACAGTCCTGAAGCGGAAAGCACGGATCCATACCGTTCATATCTCTGTGCTCGATACCACCAGCCTCGCGATCAGCACCAACGGTGGCCCGCTGCATGACGTCGACCTTTATCGATGGGGTGTTTCGGCCGACGTCGCTGAGCTCGACCAGGGTGTAACGCAAAGCATCAAGATCAGCGGCCTGCGGGGGTATTCCGATGCGCCATTCCTTACCATCTCCCAAAAGCGTCCCGGTAGACTGAACATTCGGGCGATTACGGTAGAGGCTGCACTATAATGGAGATGCAGCCATGGAACTTGCCGCAGCGGCAATCGGAAAGGTTTTCGCAGGACTAGGATTGTCGGGCGCAGCAACAGGAGCCGCGACTGCCACAGCCGGAGCGGCCACGGGCGCCGCAGCGGCCGGATCCGGAGCGCTTGGTGCCCTTCAGGGCTTTTCCACCGTCCTCAAGGTTCTAGGTACAATCGGCGCCGGCGCTGCAGCCGCCCGCGAAAGCAACGACCTTGCCGCCCAGACCATGCTGCAGGAAGGGCAGGAGCAGCTCGGCGGAGAGCAGCGGAAGACAAAAATGTCCCGAGAGCTCGCGCGCGTTCTCGGCAATAATGAAGTCGCCTATGCCGCCGCCGGCATCGATCTTACGCAGGGTGTTGCCGCCAATAGCGCGGCCAATGCCAAGGCGCGGGCCACCGATGAAATCTCCATCGATCAACAGGACACCGACTTCAGGCGCGCCATGTATCGCCTGCGGGCGCAAAACCTCGTGGCCCGAGGGAAATCCCAGAAAGGCGGTGCCCTTCTCAGCGCCTTCGGCGATGTCGCCAATTACGGTATCGGCCTGATGGAGAGAGGCTAATGGCAAACAGACAGGTGCGTAATCCGGGCCAGTTGGCCCGCTTCGACATGAGCGCAGCAATCGGCGATGCTCCCAGTTTCGCGGTCAACACTGGTCAGGCCGCCGAGGCGCTCGCCAGCGTTGCCGGTAATCTCTCTGACACACTCGGGAAAATGGCCGATCGTGCCAAGCAGAGGGAACAAGCGGAGGCTGGTCTCACGGCCGCGCAGCAGTCTTATGATGCCTTCGATCGCCAGAACCGTGCAGTTGCTGAAGCCGGCGGCATCGCCGGGTCCGGCCCGTGGTACGAACAGGCAAAAGCGCTTTTGCGCAAGGAAGAGGGTTTTCGCGACACCCCCTACTGGGACAAGACTGCGGACCGCGTTGGCTATGGATCTGACACCACGGTAACGGCCGACGGCAAGGTGGTGCGGGTTGTTAAGGGTATGAAGATCACCCGCGAGGATGCGGAGCGTGATCTTGATTACCGCCTGACGAAGCGGGAGGGCCTGCAGGTCCAGAAGCAACTCGGCGACACCTGGAACAAGCTTCCGGAAGGTGCAAAGGCCGCTCTTGCATCTGTGGGCTACAATTATGGCTCCCTGCCGAAAGAGATTGTCGCCGCAGCAAAGACCGGCAACCTCGATATCCTGTCGTCGGCAGTGGCTGGTTTGGGCTCAAATAATAGCCGCCGCCAGCGCGAGGCGGCGATGATCCTTGGCGCTCGGAGCGCGCCAGTACAATCACCAGGCGCACCATCGACCCAGTCTGCGGGGACGGTACCGGCGAGATCAGGCTCTGCCCCTGCAGGCGTGGACCCGACGAAAACCGCCAGCACAGAAAAGCCCCTCTCGACGACACCGCTCGCCTTGCGCCGAGATGGCACAATCGGCGGCGAGGCCTTCGATAATGCCGCGCTCTCTGCTTGGGGCTGGCGCATGCAAGAAGGCATCTCCAATGACCTTTACGCCGCGCAACAGCAATTCGAAGACGATCCGGCAGGATATGCGAGCGCGGCGCAGGATATCAGGAAAAAATATCTGGACGAGGTGCCGAACGACCCGAAGGCCCGGGAAATGTTCGACAAGAGCTTCGTCAACCAAAACCAAGCCTATACGCGCAACATCAATGCGCAATATGAGAAAAAACTGCGCGGTGAGCAGCTTGCCTCCTTTTCTGCGGGCTACAGTTCTAAACTCGTTGACTTCGAGCGCCAGGCTCAGGTGCTGGGCGCGAACCCGGAAGGCGACGCAATTATCGCCGAACAGACACGGAGCTTTCAGCGCTCGATCGACGGCGCCGAAGCGCAGGGTATCCTCACTCCCGCGCAGGCGGCAAAATACAAGCTCGACGTAGCGGATACAGCAGCACGCGGTCGGATCCAGGGCGTCTACGATGCCCTTCCAACACCGGAATCAAAAGAGGCTTTCGCCACAGGCCTGCTCAATGACTGGAAAGAGCAGAAAGGCCCTCTTGCTGCCCTGCCCTATGACACCGTCAAGGGAATTTCCAATACGCTTTTTAATGACGCCCGCGAACAGATCAATCGGCGCACCGCATCCAACAAGGCTGAGAAAGTGCGCATCGATGCGTTGGTCGAAGATGACGTCGCCAGCATCGCCGCAACCGGCAAAGGGCTTGACCCTGCATCTTCCGGTCTTGACCCGGCAAAGGTCGGGGAGATCATCGGCCCGGAGGGCATGCAAAAATGGCGACTAGGGCAGGACCGCGCCAATCGCATCTATGCCGCCACGAATGGCATGGAGGTCCAGAGCACGACAGACCTCAACCAGCGCCTCACTTTGATGAAGCCGCAGGCCGGAAAGCCAGGCTATGCCGACGAGCTCGAAATCTACGACGCCGCCCGCAAACGCGCCCAGGACGTGCTGAAGGAACGGCAAACCGATCCCCTCGGTCAGGCAGCACGCGGTGGCGCAATCGAAGTTCAGCCGATCGACGCCACGTCCGCCGACGAGCTCTCACGTACATTGACGTTGAGAAAGACCCAACGCGACCAGGTCGCAGGTCTCTATCAACAGCAGGTGCCGGTTTTCCGGCCAGGTGAAAAGGAGGCCCTTTCCGCCGCCATTCTGCGCAAACCGGAAATGCTGCCGGCATTCGCGATGTCTGTACAGGAAGCGTTCGGAAACGAAGCGCCGCGCGTGCTTTCCGAGATCAGCGAAGATGGCCCAATCATCGCCCACGCCGCCGGCTTGTCCCTCGCTTCGGGTGATACCTCGATCGCAAACGACGTAGCCGACACCCTCGCGAACAAGCGGGAGAAGGTCTATACCGCCAAGATGCCAGGACAGGGGGAAATGTCGACCTTCGCCAATGGCGAGATAGCCGGCGCCATGTACGCGGATCCGCGCACGCAATCGGCGATCGTCCAGACTGCCTCCATCCTGTTCGAGCAGATGGCCAACCAGCACGGCTTTGACGCAACGGACCTGAAAACCGAGGGATCAGTAGCCCGGGCAGCGTTCGCCCGCGCGATCGACCGCGCCGCCGGCGCTCGCACGATCGGCGACAAAACCTTCGGTGGCCTAGCTGAAGTCAACGGCGCTCGCATCGTTGTTCCGTCAGACATGGAGAAAGATCAACCCGCGCGTCTGCTTTCCGGCCTCACACCTGCCCAGTTGGAAAAGCTGGCACCGATCGACAGCAGCAATGAGTTCAAGATCCCGATCGAGAAGATCCGGCAGGCGAAACTGGTTTCGGTGGGCGACGGCCTTTATCGTGTGGCGCTGAATGACCCTTTGAGCGACGACCCCAAATATCTTCGTGCCGCCGGCGGCACATTCTGGACCCTCGATATTCGCCAACTCGATCAGGTGTCGAAGTCCACTCGATCAAGCGATGAGGATCTCGATCTTACCCCGTGGACGCCGCTATGAGTTTCTGGTTTTCCCCAATCCGCGACGATGCCCCCGCCTCCTGGGCAAGCGGTCAATCGTCCCTCGGCGAAATATGGGACGCTGCGCGTGAGCAGATGCGCCTCGTTGACAACACGACGGCGAAGGCTGAAGCCTACACCCGCGCTTACGATGAACGGATCCGCGCGATCCGGGACGCGACCGGCGAAACGTTCGAAAACCCGATGAATGTCAGCGTCAGCAGGGACGAACCGGCACAGCGTTTCGATCCACAGCGCGGCGTCATTAGCGATACCGAGCGCACGGCCACCAAGATGCAGGAGGCCGTGGATCGATTTAATGTATGGCTTTCCGACGTCGAGAAGCGCCATCCTGATCGTTCATCCATCATCCGTGCCGGCGTACCTGTCGAGCGCGACGCCGAGGCCCTTGCGAAGAACGCCGACGAACGCCTGGCGAAGTCAATGGCTGCCAATGATGGCGTCAGCCGCTGGATGGCCGCGATCGGAGGTGGCGTCGTCGGTTCCGCATATGACCCCATTCAGGTCATGACGATGTTTGCCGGCGGTGGGCCAGGTGGCGCCCGCACGATCGGCGGCCGCATTCTTTCTACTGCGCTGAAGGAAGCAGCCGTCAACGGTTTTGTTGAAGCCGCCCTTCAGCCGCAGGTTCAGTCCTGGCGGAAAGAGATCGGGATCGAGAATGGACTTAACGAAGCCCTGAAGAATGTCGCCTTTGCTGCGACCATCGGCGGCGTGCTCGGCGGTGGCGTCCAGGCAGGCGGCGAGGCCATCGGACGCATGCTGCGCCCGCGTGAGGTCGAACAGGTTGCCGACGCTGTCGTCGCGTCGCCGGCAACGCGGCCGGAGATCCGCGAGGCATTTTCCGGAGATCCTGTCCGGGCCAGTGAAATTGCCGCCCCGATACGCAACGCAATGCCGGCGGAGGCGCGCGGTGCTCTCGATGCGATAGCCGTGGATCGTTACGTATCCGAACTCCGTCCCCTTTCCGCGTCCGCTGACTATCACGATACGGTATCAATCGCAGCGTTGCGCGCCGCACAAGGCGGCCAGCCGTTTGTGTTTTCACCGGACCTTGAGCAGGTTGCCAGGATCGTTGACCACTTGATCCCACGCGAGCGGCGGCCGGCGGGCGTCGATATGAGGGCACTCGCCGACCGAAGCCAGGTAGATGATCTGGCGCGCCAGGCTGACCCCGATACATTTGCCCGGTACGATGCAATTGCCCGCCAAAAGGATGCTTACAAAGCTAGAATTGACGAACTCACCGGCTATCGAAATCAGGAGTTCGATGCGCGCGTCGACGAGCTGGCTTCTCGCATTGCCGAGCTTGAGGAAGATCTCGCAACGAAGACCGGAAAGCGGGCTGCGAAGGTCCGACGGGATATCGAGGCGCTGCGGCTTGAGGAGGCTCGCGTCAACGCCGATGGCGCGGGATCTCCGACGGCCGACGTATCTCGTATTCGTCAACTCATGATGCTTGAAGATGAAAAGCTGCGTGACTTGGCACCCCAGGTATCCGCTGCTTACCAAAGTGCAAGGCGGAAATTTGAAAACACCAATGCAGATCGCCGAGCCATAACCGCGGCATTTTCTTCTGATCGAGCGTATACGGAAGAATTGGTGACGGACCTCATATCTGCTGCAGGGCCGTCCGTTGATGATGCGTTGATCCTTAGGGCCGCTGAGCTTTCAAAATCTGAGAGGCTGACGCCAGCGGAGGCGTTGGACCGCGTCCTGGTCGACGGCGATCAAGCCGCAGATGCAGCGACGGGAACCTCGGTGGCGCCGGAGCGGATCGACGTCAACGACATGCGCGGCGGTCTTGATGATCCTGGCCGGCCGATCGAGGACACATTTTTCACCGACGAAGATCTCGCGGATCTTCCGGATGATTTCGATATTCCCTTCTTCGATGACGGCCGTTCCGTCACACCCGAAGGGGTCAAGGAAGAGCTCGAGCGCCTCGACTGGCTCTCGACCGTTGTGGGGGCCTGCCGGATATGAGTTTCAAGGATTGTATGAACACAGCCGTTGAAGGCGGCGAGGTTTCGAAAGAGGACGCCGCACGCCTCACTCGCGAATTCGACCGCATGCGCAGAAAATTCGCTGCGAACAGCGAAGCGACGGCCGACGCGGAGGCAAAAAAAGCGCTGGCGGAATTGCTGAAGGCCGAAAGCGCCCACCAGAAACGCAAGGCGAAACTCTCGCTTTCGTCGATCAAGCGGATTGCGGCCGACATCAACAGCTACAAAAACCCCCGCGGCGAACACGATGTTGGTGCTGCAGCGCTGGACCTTTTGGAGCATTTTGGTACTGCGCCTTTCGACAGTGTGGAAGGCCGGCGCAAGGCGATCGTGGGCATGGCGCATGCTCGGATGGACGAGGTCCTCTCCCATTTCAAGCGTTCCGCCCTCCTGGGAGACGTCGGCCGACACAACAAGGCCCAGCTGGACGAGGTTGTGCGGGAAGCCTTCGGCGAGAGTTCCGGCAATCCCTCCTCGAAACAGTTCGCCAAGGTCTGGGAAGACACTCACGAATGGTTGCGCCGGCGGTTTAATGCCGCTGGCGGTGCGATCGGCAAGCTCGAGCGCTGGGGATTGCCGCAACATCATGACGCCCGCGCCTTGCGCAAGATGGGTCTTGACCAGTGGAAAGCGGATATTCGCCCCCTCCTCGATGTCAGCCGCATGAAAAATCCTTTGACCAGTCAGCCGATCGACGCGGACGAGCTCGACGACATTCTCGATGGCATCTGGACCAACATTGCGACGGAAGGCTGGTCGAAGAGGGAGCCGTTGCGCCAGGCCTTCGGCAAGGGAGCGCTTGCGAACCAGCGCGCCGAGCATCGTTTCCTGATTTTCCGCGACGCTGATAGCTGGCTTCGGTACCAGCGTGACTATGGCGGCGGCGGTGATGCGTTTGCCGCCATGATGGGACATATCAACATGATGGCGAAGGATATCGCCGCGATGGAGGTTCTCGGCCCCAATCCCAACGGCACCATCGAATGGCTGAAGCAGGCGGTTCAGAAACAGGCGATGGAGAAGGTGGCCGGCCGACCGAGCCGCTTTGCCGGAAAGCCGGAACGGGCGATCGACGGCGCACAGGCTGCCAACAAGAAGATCGACGCAGTTTGGGGCTCCATCCGCGGAACACTCGAAACACCTGTCAATGGTCGCTGGGCTTCAGGCCTGGCTGCGACCCGTAGCCTGATCACCGCAAGTGTTCTTGGTTCTGCCGCACTGTCTTCCGTTTCCGATATCGGCACGAGCATGATGGCCAGACAGTTCGTCGGTATAGGTGCCCGCGGTGCTTTTGCTGACCTGGTCAAGGCCGCCGGCACGCAGACACGGCGTGAGGCGGTCGCTTCCGGTCTCATCCTCGAGGAGGCGATGCACGTCTTCCATGCGCAGGCCCGATACGTCGGCACGATCGACGGCCGTGGCTGGTCCGGGTTCCTCGCCGATCGGGTATTGACCCTTTCTGGCCTCACGCCCTGGAGCCAGGCGGGCCGCCATGCCTTCGGCCTCGCCTTCATGCGGACCGCTGCAGAAAACGCCGGCAAGCCCTTTACCTCGTTGCCACCGGCACTCCGCGATGTCATGACCCGCTACGGAATCCGCGAGCTCGACTGGGACAAGATGCGCAAGATGCCGATGCACGACATGGGCAGCGGCACGATGATCATGCGGCCGAACGAAATTGCCGAGCGGGTGGACGAGCGCCTGGCGGAGCGTTACCTCTCGATGATACAGGCCGAAACCGAATATGCCATTCCCTCCGGATCTGCCCGATCGAAGGTCATGCTGGTGGATGAAAATCGCCCAGGCACCTTCATTGGCGAAGTGGTGCGAAGCTTCGCTCAGTTCAAAAGCTTCGGCGCAGTCTTTCTGCTGTTGCACGGTCGGCGCGTTCACGGTCTTCTTGCCGGCGGCGAGACATCGAGGGGCGCCGCCTACGCCGGATCCCTGCTCATTTCCACCACGCTTTTCGGAGGCATGGCGCTACAGCTGAAGTCGCTGGCCAGCGGACGAGATCCGCAGGACATGACCGACGGCGCGTTCTGGGGCGCGGCACTTCTGCAGGGCGGCGGCCTTGGCATCTACGGTGATTTTCTGTTTTCAAACCTCAATCGCTATGGCGGGGGATTTGCCACGACCTTCGGCGGCCCGCTTATGCAGCGTGCCAATGACGCGTGGAACCTCACCGCTGGCAACATCGCCCAGTTGGCCAGCGGCGAGAAAACCCATTTCGGCCGCGAGCTCGTGAAGTTCATGAAGGGCAACACGCCCGGATCCACGATCTGGTACACGAAGCTTGCCTGGGAGCGGATCGTCTGGGACCAGCTGCAATATCTGATTGATCCGGAGGCGAACAAGGCGTTCAAGCAGCGTCAGCGCTTCTTCGACAAGGAATTCGGCCAGGGGTTCTGGTGGCGGCCCGGGCAGGTTGCACCTGATCGAGGGCCTAACCTCCCGGCGGCGATCGGCGCAAGTTGACCCTACCTCCCCCATGAAATCATGGCCCTGTCGAAATCAGGGCCATTTTCATGAGCAGCGTCTTTCCTATTACTGACGATCCGCGTTACCGCCGATATACCGCGAGTGAAGGTCAAACGGTATTCGCTATAAGTTTTCCGTTTCAGCAAAATGATGATGTCTCGGTCTTCACCGCGGCACAGAATGTTTTAGGCGGCTACATCAAAGTCTCCCCGACGGCATATAGCTTGTCAGGGGCTGGGGAACCAGTTGGCGGCTCACTCGCTTTCCTCGCGCCAAGAAAAAAAGACGACGAAATCCTGATTGTTGGTGACGCTGTACTTGACCGCTTATCCTCGATTGTGCGCGATGGAAAGTTTTCGAGCGCGCTGACGGATGGTGAACTGGACAGAGTGCGCCTCATTCAACAAGAGTTACGGCGGGAAACTAATCGGGCGCTAAAGTCAGAATACGGTGCCACGCCTCCCCGTCTTTCCAGAAAGATGACGGATGGAGGATCTCTGGTTCTGCGCGGAGATGAGATTGTTAGCGGACCGGACCCGGATGTTGAAAAAGCCGAACGTGAGGCTATGGACCAGGCGTTAGCCTCTCTCATTGCGCAAGGAGGAAGTATCGAAGTTCCAGTTTTCGATTCGGCGACCGCCTTGACCCTAGCAAACGTCAAGCCGACGATAAATTCGGTCAGGACTTCTGGATTTCGATTGCCGGGCGACAATGGCGCGGGCCTCTATATGCGAGTACCTTCCTTGCCTGTACATGACGGATGGGTCCGCTCGAGTGACGGCGCATATTGGCAACTCGCGGACATAGCGCCACACCCTGAGCAATTCGGCGCCCGTGGCGATGGGTTTGACGACGTACAGTCCCTGATCAACTGGAAAAACTTCTGCCAACTATTTTCTTTAACTGGACGAGTTCTTGGGCGCTCGTATCTTTGTTCTAGCAATCCGGCCTTTGGCTCTGGCAGCGGAATGACCATGCTTGCGGAGAAAGGCGCGCAATTTAAGGGCCCAATCAGCCACGATCCTGGCATCCGCGTCTTGGGTGAGAATGAAATTGATGTGTGGAATTATGACCCTGATAACGGGATCGATAACCACTACAGATTGACGCCAGGGTGGCAGAAAGCGGCAACGCTAAAGGACGTTTGGCTTGGAGGGGAACTTGATCACTCTCGTCTGCGCGCGGTTAACCTCTCGACTGAAGGTCAAGTTATCGAGGTCGGATATACAGCAGACAGTTTCAATCCGGCATCCGCTGTCGCACTTTTGCCTGATGCGGTTGCCTTGGGCCTTACGGCGGGAGCGTACAAGGTCATCATGCTACCCTCCACGGGTGCTTCTGAGCTCTCTGCTGTTTGGGATCCGGATGCAGACTTCAGCCAGGTGGTAGTTATCCGGACGTCGAAAGGCTGGTATAATTTCCGGGCCCAAGGCAACGGCAATGGTGGCCTTGGGTATAAGCCGGCGGGCGGAGCCTATTCCGAGATCAACAATATCGAGTGGCTTGGGCGCTTTTACCACCAAAGCTATCAGGCCATCAACGCTCTCTGGACAATCAGGAACGAGAATGGCAGGTCGTTCTCAATCCTGATCAATCAAAAGGAAGTGTGGCGCCAGGAGGTAGACGGTTTTATCACAGACTGGGGCTTCGGTGGTGCTTCAGCGTCCGCAAAAACTATAGCGATACGCGACATCACGCTTCGAACTGGGTTGAGCGAGCCCTCTGGATTGGCCTGCCTGGACATCGTTACCGCTGGCGATAGCTTCTCTGCGCCCGCTCATGGTGGATGGCAAGCCCACTTCGAGCGAGCTCTGCATGGTCAGTTGGGCATTGAGGTTCGCTCTCTGCAGAACATTGCTATCTCAGG